TGCAGGCCAGCGGCAAGATTACAGATCAAGCCTACATGAAACGCTGGCTCAATGACCCCGACAACAGATTCTTCAGAACACGACCAGGACAAGTATGACAATTATTGCGGTTTGCACTCCAGCACGTGACATGGTTCACACCCAGTACGCCTATTGCTTGGTCAATATGGTGGCCTATCACGCCTGCAACACCGATGACCGCATTGACTTGAAAATCATGCAGGGTACGCTGATACAGAATCAGAGGGCAGAGCTGGCGCTGGACGCCATGCGCGAGGGTTGCAGCCACATCCTGTTTATTGACTCTGACATGACCTTCCCGCAGGACATGATCCAGCGGCTGATGGCGCATGACCTTGACATCGTGGCTACCAACTGCGCCAGGCGTAGGATGCCGACAGGCCCAACTGCCAAGGTTGGCAACAAGCTAATCTACAGCACCTTGGATGACCACGGTCTGCAGGAGGTGGACACCATTGGCATGGGCGTTATGCTGATCAAGGCAGACGTCTTCAAGAAGATGTCCGAGCCTTGGTTTGAGACTCCTTGGAGAACGGACAAGCGTGGCTACGTGGGTGAGGATGTCTTCTTCTGCCTGAAGGCTAAAGAGATTGGGTATAAAATCTACATTGATCACGATGTCTCTCGGGAAATAGGTCATGTAGGCACCTTTGAATTCCGACATGAGCACACATGGGTGGTCAAAGACCTGCAGGAGGCATAAATGGCACTCTCTACCTACGCCGAGCTGAAGACATCAGTTGCGGATTGGCTCAATAGATCAGACCTGACAGCGGCAATTGCTGACTTTGTGACTCTCGCTGAGTCGCAAATTGAGCGCGTCCTGCGTACAAGGAATATGCTTACCCGTGGGACGGGAAACATCACCGCCGAGTACAACGCACTGCCAGCGGATTTCCTTGACGGGTTGACGCTGAAGCTGACGGGAACCAACCCCATCACACCCCTCCAGTTTGAGACACTCAACAGCCTGGACCAGTTGCAAAACACTACTTACCTGTCTGCTGGCAAGCCACTCTTCTACGCCATTATCGGAACCAACTTCCGAGTCCTGCCGATACCTGACAGCACCTATGCGTATGAGTTGGACTACTACGCCAAGCTCGCCAAGTTGAGCGTGAGCAACACAACCAACTGGCTGTTGACTCAGGCACCAGACATCTACCTGTACGGCTCACTGCTGCAGGCTGCACCTTACTTGCAGAACGACGAGCGCATACCCGTCTGGGTGGCGCTGTACACCAAGGGCATTGATGACCTGCGCCTCGCTGACAACAGGTCCAATCAGGCAGGAACTATGCTTGCTCGCGCAAGAACACTAGGATAAATCATGGCAGATACCACCACCACAAACCTCTTACTGACCAAGCCAGAAGTAGGTGCCAGCACCGACACATGGGGTACTAAGGTCAACTCTGACCTTGACTTGGTGGACGCACTATTTGCAGCGGCTGGCACAGGCACATCAGTTGGCCTGAATGTTGGAGCTGGCAAGACGCTGGCAGTTGCCGGGACGCTGACAGCTACAGGCACCACCAACCTGACATCACCAGCAGTCACCACCAGCCTCACAACGCCATCCACCACCTTTGCCTTGGTCAATGCTACGGCAACCACAGTCAACCTGGCTGGCGCTGCCACAGCCGTAAACATTGGTGCTGCCACTGGCACTGCCACTGTTAACAACACCACCTTGGCTGCTAAAGCCATCACAGCCAGCACCACGTTGGCGGTGACAGGCATCTCCACCCTGACAGGTGCAGTCACAGCAACTGCTGGTGTGACAGGCCCACTCACATCATCCAGCGTAGCAATCACTGGCGGCAGCATCACAGGCATTACCGACTTGGCAGTGGCTGACGGTGGCACAGGCGCGTCAACAGCAGCCGCAGCACTGAACAACCTGCTGCCGTCACAGACATCTGCCGCCAACAAGTATTTGCAGTCCGATGGCACCAACGCTTCATGGGATGCAGTCACAGTCTCAACTGCCGACATCACAGGCACATTGGGTATCGGCAATGGCGGTACAGGCCAGACCAGCTTCACCAACGGTCAACTTCTGATTGGCAACAGCACAGGCAACACGCTGACACCCGCAACACTGACTGCTGGCTCTGGTGTGACCATTACCAATGGCAGCGGTGCCATTACCGTTGCCCTCTCTGGTCCAGGCGCTGGTTCAGTCACCAGCGTGGATGTATCTGGTGGCACTACAGGCTTGACCACAAGCGGTGGGCCTATCACCTCTTCGGGCACCGTTACCCTGGCAGGGACACTGGCGGCAGCAAATGGCGGCACAGGCTTAACGGCATCAGGCACCACGGGCAACGTGCTGACAAGCAATGGTACGACATGGACTTCTAGCGCACCAGCAGGCATCACCTACACCACCACCAAAACATCCAACTACACCGCCTCTGCCAATGATGGTGTGCTGACCAACACGACTGCCGGGGCGTTCACTGTCACCCTGCCAGCGTCTCCAGCTAACGGCGCTCAAGTCATTGTTGCTGATGCGGCGGGTACTTGGGGGACAAACAACCTCACCGTAGGGCGAAACGGAAGCAACATTGCTGATGTAGCGCAGGACTTGGTTTGCGACATCAGCGGGGCGTCTGTTCAGTTTGTCTACAACAGTTCAGGTACAGCAAGCTGGGAGGTGTTTGCACAGATTGGCGGCAATGGCGGCACGGCTGTCACGCTGACCGGGACACAGACCCTGACTAACAAGACGCTGACAGCGCCGGTATTGACTGCACCTGTTCTTGGTACACCAGCAAGCGGGACTTTGACCAATGCAACGGGATTGCCGTTAACCACTGGGGTAACGGGCAACTTGCCAGTGACAAATTTGAACTCAGGAACTTCTGCCTCGGCTTCTACATTCTGGCGGGGTGACGGTGCTTGGGCTGCTATTTCTGCTGGTTACACGCTTGGCACCCCGGTAGCTACAACCTCCGGCACAAGCATTGACTTTACGGGGATTCCAGCGGGTGTTAAGCAAATCATAATTTCATTTGTTGGCGTTTCCACAAACGGAACATCCAATAAACTGCTTCAAATAGGTGATTCTGGCGGAATTGAGACTACAGGATATACGAGCAATTCTCATGTTTTTAACGGCGCAACCATCGGTTTCTCCACAGCCGCATCGGGCTATGCTATTCAATCTATTGTTGCTTCGCATCAGTTGAATGGCAGCATTACTTTAACTCTTGAAAATTCATCGGCATTTACGTGGGCTGGAACTGGATTGTTATGTGACACTGTTGCTGGCGACATAACTTTTACTACAGCGGGAACCAAATCACTCTCAGCGGTGCTTGATCGTGTTCGTCTTACAACTAGCGGTGGAACAGATACATTTGACGCTGGACAAATCAACATTGCTTACATCTAAGGAATTATCATGCACACCATACAAGCAAATGTAAGCACTGGCGAGATTGTTCAGATTCCCTACACGACTGAAGAGCAAGCCGAATACGATGCAAAGAAGGCAGCATGGGATGCTGGCTCAGACACCCGCAAGGCCGCAGAGGTTAGGGCAGAGCGCAGTGCCAAACTAGCTGCAACGGACTGGACTCAAGGTGCCGATACGCCCCAAGCCACTAAAGATAAATATACCCCATACCGCCAAGCACTGCGCGATGTACCAGCACAAGCAGGGTTCCCAAACACTGTCGTTTGGCCCACTCAGGAGTAAGCCATGACAACCCTATCTGACATCATTACGCCAACCAACCTTGTCACGTTGACGGGAACATCTACGCTGACCAACAAGACCATTGCTTTTGGTAGCAACACCTTGTCTGATGTGGCAAGCCTGTCTACAGCCCAGACCTTCACAGGCACAAAGACATTCAGCGGTACATCATCAGCACTAGCGATGATTTTGAACGACACGGCAGAGGTGGCAACAGTCTCAGCAACAGCGGCCACAGGCACGATCAACTACGATGTCACCACTCAGTCTGTCCAGTACTACACTAGCAACGCATCAGCCAACTGGACTGTCAACTTCAGAGCGTCCAGCGGTACATCGTTGAACACTGCCATGACTACGGGGCAGTCTGTGACTGTGGCTTTCCTTGTCACGCAAGGCTCGACTGCTTACTACAACAACGTGGTTCAGGTTGACGGTACAACAGTGACTCCCAAGTATCAAGGCGGCACAGCACCAGCGGCGGGTAACGCAAGTTCGGTCGACGTGTATATGTACACCATCATCAAGACGGGCAGTGCGGCATTCACTGTCTTTGCCTCGCAGACCAAGTTTGCATAAGGACTGATATGCCATTAGTACAAACTAGGGGTGCGGCATCAGCCCAAGGCTTTGGCGAGTTTGCACAGGCGACTGTTGCTAACTACATTGAGGATGTGTTTTCTTGCTTTCTTTTTACAGGCACAGGAGCTAATCAAACTATTACTAACGGTATTGACTTGTCTACCAAGGGTGGTTTGGTTTGGACAAAGTGCAGAAGCAATGCTCAAAATAACTCATTAGTAGATACTGTGCGCGGTGGTGATGTCACTTTGGTATCAGATACTACAGCCGCCAATGACTATGGTAGCGGACAAGGTGCTCAATCTTTTACGTCTACGGGATTTGTTACTGGTGGGTTTTCGGCACGAACCTACGTCTCATGGACATTCCGAGAGCAGCCAAAGTTCTTTGATGTTGTGACGTATACGGGTACAGGTTCTAACCGTACTATCGCCCACAGCCTCGGCTCTGTACCCGGCAGCATTATTGTCAAGCGCACAGACACCACCGCAGCTTGGGCTGTTTACCACCGCAGTCTTGCCAATACGCAATACCTTGTTCTGAACACCACTGCAGCAGCAGCCACAGACGCAACACGGTGGAACAGCACAACCCCTACAAGCACAGTCTTCAGCGTAGGCACTGACGCAACTGTTAACGCATCAGGCGGCACATACGTAGCCTACCTCTTTGCCCATGACGCAGGCGGCTTTGGCCTGACGGGTACGGACAATGTGATTTCGTGTGGGTCTTATACGGGTTCAAGTACAGTAGATGTGCCTGTAAATCTTGGATATGAGCCTCAATGGGTAATGATTAAAAACGTTACAACAAGCGCAACAGATTGGTACATTGCTGACATTATGAGAGGAATG